AAGGTCCGCCATCACGTCGCCTTCGATACCGGAGACAAGGACCTTGACCGCGGGCTCGATGTAGCGCTTCGACAGCTCATCAATGGAAAGGGACAGTTCGGCAGAGTTAAACCGCATGTCAACGCCGTCTTGCGTTGCCACGGTGATCGTCTGCGTCGTTTCAGCCTGGTTCTGAACGTCCATCACGCGCGAGCCAGTACGTCGGACGTATTGGTTCGGGTTGCGGACGCGCAGCGTGTCGCCGATCTTCGCGCCCGACTTCGAGAACGAGTCGTCGTAAGAGCGATTGATCGTGCCAAGGAACGTCAGGTTCTCGTGCGCGATGCGCAGAGATTCCCGCGCCACCATGTCGATGACGGTAAGAGTGTTAGCCACTTAAGTCTCCGGAAGAAGCCCTAGCGTTGGGCGATTTGTTTCTTCCGCCACTTCGCGTAACGCGCATCACTCCAAGAGGAGTTCGGCGTGTCATCGAGATCACCGGGGTCGGCGGCCTCGATCTTCGGTGCGGGTGGCGGCGCCTTGCTGACAGGCTTGGCTTTCAACTTCTCGCGCTCTGCGACGAGCTTTGCCTCGAGCCGGCCGAGTTCGATGGCTTGCCTTCGCGGTGAAAGCTCGCCGATCTGCTCTGCTAGTTCGTGGTTGTTCCCAAGGTGGAACGCGACGAGCGGGGATTCGTCCAGCTCTTGGATCAGTTCTACGAACTCATCCGTTGCCGGAAATGAACCCGCTACCTCGTGGTAGTCGTCGTGCTCTTTCTGGAACTCCGCTGCTTTCTTGCGATAGCTCGCGGAGCGTCGCTCTCGTTCCGTCGCTGCCTTCTCTTCCGCTAACGCCCGCTTCACTGCTTCCACGGGGTCGATCGGTTGATTCGGCTGCGCCGGTTGCGCGAGACCGTTGTAGTCCTGCGATGGTTGAGGTGCAGGCTTCGCTCGCTCGGTGCGCTCTCTTTCGAGCATCGCAATCAAGCGGTCGCTGCGCCTTTGTTCCTCACGCCATCGGCGTGTCAGCTCTCCGATACGTTGGCTCTCGCCGTCTTTCGGCTTGGCCTTCTCGCTCGTATCAGCGGCGGGGGATGATTCCGCTTCGCTTCCAGGCTTGTCAGTGACGCCCTCCGGCTGCTGACTTGCTTGGCTCGCGTTTGCATCAGAGGGCAAAGCTCCGCCCTCAGGAGAAACCTGATCGTTCATAAAACCTCGTGGGTCGCCCGGTGATAAACCGCCGGTAGTCGCCTAGCTAGAACCCGCTAGTGGGGTGTAAAATCAGCGGCATGGAAGACACCACCCGCCGAACGTTCTTAAAAGCAGTAGCGGCGCTAGGCGTTGCCGCCATAGCACCTATCCGGTTCGTCCAAGCAGACGAGCCGTTAGCAATCGGTGAAACTTGGATCGCCGATGTACGCGAGACGATCTATTACAATATCGAGTGCGGCCAGAAAATCCGCCACGACATCCTGTATGTGGATGCCAACGACATGATCGGGCAGCTAGGCTGCGATCAGCTTTTGACTGACGATGCGAACTTAGACGCGGCTAGGCGCTACGCTATCGTTCTGTTGCGCGAACACTGCGAGCTGCACGGAATTGATCTGTCGCGGACCTTCAAACCGCCGACGTACAAAGTCGGCACCGTCATCAAAATCAGGCGCTAGCTTCTTCGTACTCAGGCACAGCACGGGGCGGTTGCCCTTCGCTGCGCTCGAGTCGTAATGCTTTGAGCTTCGGCTTGCTCTTGATCTCGGCCAAGATCTCGGAGGCTTTCTCCATGAACTCGGCCACGTATTTGTCGATCTGCTGAACGGCCTTTCCGGCTTCGCTCACTTCGTTCTGTGAACGATCGACCTGTTCCTGTTGACCCTTGACCTGATCGGCCTGCGACTGCATCGCTTGCTCACGCTGCTGTAGGTCGGCCATGACTTGGGCCACCTTCGTCTCAAACTGCGCCTCAGCGGTTTTGAGGTTCGCCAGCGCTACCTTGACGTTGCTCTCTGACTTCTCGGCCTCGGCCTTCTTCTGGTCCGCCTCTGCTGCGGCTTCCTGCACGAGCTGCGTCTGCTGTTGTACGACTTGCATCGCTTGGTCGGCCTGCGCTTTAGCAGCGACCACCTCGGGCGGTAGGTCCTTCCCACCCGCGATCATTTCTTGAATCGGCGGGGGCAATGCAGACTGCAAGCGTTTCGCGATCTCATCCGCGAACGGGTAATCGAGCGACTTCGCCAAGAGGTCGGCCACCAAGGGATAGAACGGCGAGTCGGGCGGGAATAGCTGCGAGTAAACCTCGGCGGCTTCCATTCTCTGAGTCGCGAAGTTCGGACCGGTCGTGACTACTACGTCGTACTTGCCGACAGAGACATCGTTAACCCGGATCGTCTGGCCCGTCTCCGGGTCCTGAACAAGCTGGTTGACGGTCTTGTAGTCTTCCTCCCCGTCCTTGCCGATGATCCGCAGTTCTCGCTCTGCGTCGTAGATCTCGGGGATCAGGTCGATCAGGATCTCCCACGTTCTACGTACACCCTTCGCCATGTTGTCGGGGAAGTTGTACGTGACGACCTGGGCCTGATTCTGCTTTCGCTCGAGAGCTACACCGGACTTCTCGCCGGACTCTTCACCGAACGAGGCTTCGTGTAGGCCCGTCGTGTCGCGAATGTCTTGAGCTGCGATCGCGGCTTGTTGAATTAGCGCGGCCGGAACGTCGGCGCCCGGGGTTGAAACCGGAGCACCAGGCTCTTCCGAGTCGTGGTTGTAGAGCATGAACGGGAGGTTCTTCTTGTGAGCCTCCGACCACTGCCCGACCAATCCAGCGGCTTGCTTCTGCGTCGCCCACCACTTCGCCTTAGGTGCTAGGGCGATCGTCTCGTCTACCGCAGTCCGTGAGATGTTGTAGGACCGCTGTGCATCCTTAGCGAAGCGATGCAGCCCCCACCACTTCGGCTTTCCGTCGATGACCTTGTATTCGCCGTAGACCATCACGAACGGGAAGTTCGAGCCCGCCCATTCCACCGGACCTTCTAGAACCGAGTCACCGGAGGCTATGCACATCATCACTTTGTGACACTTGGCCTTGCGGGTCTTGACGGGCTGCACGCCCATCTTCTTGATGGCCTCGCCCTCGTCCGTGTCCATGTCCACGGCCGTCCCGTCCTCGAGCTGCCAGATCTCTTTCTCGTACGGCTCTTTGAACCAGTACTCAACGATGCGGACGCTTTGCTCGTCCTCCCATTCGTCGTTATCGTCAAAGGTCGAGTCATCGAAGTTCTTCGGCTTGGCTGACTTGTACTTCGTCTTGAACGCGGACTTGGACATTCTCTCGGTGGGAATCCAGTCCTCTACATCACACTTCATAATGTCCTGACAGGCCGGGTCGGCGTACAGGCAAAGGGGATTCTTGATGGACTTAATCAGGATGTCTTGGTCGAAAGCTGAGTCGTCCGAATACTCCGTAACGACACGCCACGCGCCCATACCAGCGTCCACTTGGTATTCCGCGGCTTGGTCGGTGATGGTGTCGAAGTCGGAGATATTGGCAATATTCCGACAAAGACCTTCATAAAGGTCTGCGGTCTCTTTGTCGCCACCCTCGACCGCTCTAACTTTTCCTTGAGGCCGGTTAGCTCTAATCTCGTTAATAACCCGTTTGCCATTGGTTCTGCACTTGTTGAACTCGTAGCAAGGCCGATCCCCGCGCTCCTTGCGCATGTTGTCGTCCCACTGCGCACCGGGCTCGTTCGCGAACTTCAGGTCTGCTAGCGCGTCCGTGCGGTTCACGTTGTCCGCGTCGGACATGATTTTGTAGCGTTCGCGAATCTTGACGAGAAGCTTGGCGTCGTCCTTCTTGGCGGCCACTAAGCAGCCCAGCCTTTACGGAACGATGCGTACGGGTCAGTTATCACGATATCCTCGTTGCTCATCTGATCCGCGATCACCGCGAGATAGCGGTACGCATCGGCGCCGTGTGAAAACTCGTCATGCAGCGGCGCTCCTGGTTCGTTCGTGGTCTGGTGAATCGCGCGTCGATAGCGCCGTAAGCAGTGAACAAGTCGCTTGGTCTTCGTCTCATCGAAGAACACGCGAGCGAATACCTGTCTCGCAGCCTTGATGCCTTCCTCGACTCCGATCTCTGGCACTTCCTGAACATCCCGACCGAGCTTCTTTAGAACCTCAATAGGGCTCATGCCGGTCTGCGCGTTCTTCGCTTTCCCGTCGTGCGGGAGGAAGTCTTTACCCCAGCGATAGGGCTTGCCTCTCAACTCCGCTACGTAGCTGTCGTAGGTGCGGTGAGAGTCTTCCAAGTAGTCAATCAGCCGAATCTCGCTCGAGCTGCGCTGGGCCATAATCACTGTCATGGCATCGTTCCAGCCGAGGTCCCAGATCGCGTGGACCTTCAACAGAGGGTCATACGGGACAGGCCTAATGCGCCGGCCCTCAATCGCCGCTGCGATCTCTTTGGCGTAGATCGCGCCCTCTACCGCAGAGCGACAGTTCCCTTCCCATACGTTGTCGTACGCGACTGGATCGCGCTTCTGGAGCGATATGCGCTCCTTCTCGAGAACCTCTGGGAACCAGGGGTTGTCCTTGTAGTTCAGCTTGAGCAGCACCGCCCCTTCGGGGGGATTCACTACAAAGCGGACATACGTCTCGTCGGTGTCCAGCTCGGGGTTGAACGTCACCCAGATCTCAGAGCCGGGCTTACGAATCGTCGGGATTAGAATTTCCCAACTCTTCTTACTCACCACCTGGGCCTCTTCGACCCAGACGATATCCACACCCTCAAACGATTTGATCTTGGCTACGTCCTGCTGACGTAAGCCGGTAAACAGAAACTGTGTCCCGTTCTGCCCTTCGATCGAGGTCTCAGTAACGGCGTAGAAGCTATCGAGCCCCATCGCGCTAATCTGATCGCGCAACAGTTGGTGCACCGACTCGGAGATGGTCTTTTGAATCTCACGAGTGCAGAGGATGCGTAAGCGTCGCTCAGATCCGAGAATCAGCAGGATTCGCGCAACGCTCCAGCTCTTTGCCGAACCCCTTCCACCGTACAGAATCTTGTAACGAGCGGGGCTCGCTACGGGCTCAAGCCTCGGGGGTAGGAGGACTTGCCGCATTGCCCCAGACAACCGAAATGCCTTTAACCTCGAGCGGGTTCTCAGGGTCTCCGGCAATCACCGTGGTCGGCTTGCCGTCCATCCGATCGCCCAACTCTCGCAAAGCGCCTAGATCGCCCTCGTAGCACGCCTTGACGAGCATGTCGGCGGCCTTGTCTAAGCCTGTATCTATGTCCTGGTTAGAAGCTCGGGACAGGGCTCGCTCGAGCGCCTTCTGCCATCGCTTCGCCTTCGCGGCGTTCTTGTTGCCGAACGGTGCGCCAGCCATCAGCTCCACCACATTTTCGTGAGCTTCGCATGCACACAGCCGAGTTTCGCGAACTTCTCTTCGTTCGTTTCATCCGCTATCACGCTATGAAGCATGTTCAATAGGTCTCGCTGTTCGTCGGATCTGATGTGGGACTGCATCCAGAAGATGCAGGCGATTCGCTCACCGGACGTAACTGGCCGGACGCGATGAGGTCGCCAACAGTCATAGACGAGCGCATGGCCTGCGGGGAGTCGGATGGACTGTCCGTCGATCTCGAGCTCGCCGCCTTCATAATCATCGGTAAGAAAGACCGTGGCAGCGAGGTCGGTCCTAACCTGTCGAATAGCTGCGGCATCAATATGGACAGCGTACTCGCCCCCATCTCGATAGCGATTGAACTTCGGAGGCGAAAACTCTGAGACGAAATGAGCTTTTGGAATCGGGCTCGCTCGAACTCGATCAAGGACTTTTCCGCAGAGCGCATCGTCTCTAAATTCCTCGTTGTGCTTCGTGACGGCCTTCGCCTTGGAAGCTTGACCCGGAGCCCATCCACGGTATTTCAGAGCCGAGGCGATGTCAGCCGCTTCCTCAGGGCTAAACAGCGTGTACGCCTTCAATCGTTCAAGAACTCCATCGCGCTTTGAGTCAGTAGATCGTCTTCCTCGATCGCGCGAGCGATCTCTCTAGCAAGCGCCTCGTTCGCCGAGAACCCGCCGTCGATCATGGCGCGGGCGTAGGCTTTACCCACTCGCGGCCCGTGCTCTTGAGCCTTTAAGCTCGCGTGCATCAGGTGCTTGGTCTCTTCGTCGGGTGTCACTTGAACGCCTTCAGGTTCTTGACCTTGTAGACGACTTCCTCGTTGAACTCCGTCGAGGTGTTGGCGTTGGCTCTTACGGCTAGCGCC